ATCCATGCCCATGCGCAACGCATTGGCCTCTGCCGGGATGGCACCCGCGCCCAGCGTCATGAAGCCCGTGAAATCCATGCCACGGCCCATGACCTCATCGGTGAGGTCGCCGGAGGCCGGGTCGAACACCTTGGTCTTGCCCGTCAGAACGTCACCGGGAAGCGTGGCGGCGCTCTTGCCGCTCTCATAGACGCCCTTGGCGATGTCGGTGAGGCCGATCTCGCCCCTACCGCCCAGTGCCGTGGGGAGGAAGGACTTGCCCGCCTCATACAGGCTGCGGCCCGCATCGCTGGCCCAGTCGCCCCAGCCTTGGTTCTGGTAGTCCTGATCCGCCATCAGCTTCTTGGCCGATGCAATCTCTTCAGCATACGGGTCATAGGTTTCGGCGCGCGCGGTGGTCAGCGCATTGCTGATGGCCTGCTCAGGCTGCGGGATGATGTTTCCGGCAACGTCATACTGATTGCCGATGGCGTCCTCAATGAAGGTGAACGGCTTCTGAGGCTCAACCTCGCCGCCCTCCTCATAGCGCCGCCGGATGGTGACAAGCCTGTCATCCGGGATGACGAAATTCTTGGTGGGCTCAATGATGCCGGGAGCGCGCGATGAGGCGTCCAGATACTGGATGCCGCTCAGGCCCTTGTTAACGAGGTAATCGCTGGCCTCAGCCGCCCTCTCGCCCTCGTTAATCGCTCCGAAATGCCTCTGAAGCAGGCCGTAAATCTGCTTGCCGTTGAACTCGGTCGGGTCCGCCACGGTGCGCAGGGTTTCCATGCGCTTCTCGTTGTAGGGCCGCCCGAATGCATCCTTGCCGCGCTGGAGCCCCTCACGCCGCGCAGCATTGATCCTGTCCGCATTCTCCTCAGCAAACGGCATGATGGCAGAGCGGACCTCATCGGACTGAGCCTTCAGGGGATCGTTCCAGTCCATGAGGCGGGCCGGATCGGTGGCGATGTCCACCTCATACATGTGCCCCAGACGCTCCACGGCATCATGCAGGGACGGCGTGGCATCATAGGCGCTCAGGTCCTTGGTGGCCGCCGATATCGCCTGCGAGGGGTAATCAAAGCCCAGCCAGTCGTTGTCGCGCAGTTCCTTCAGCAGGCGCTCCTGCTCCGGCGTGAAATGCCCGGTGCCAAGAAGCCCCTCAACCTCCTCAAAGTCCGCGTTGCGCGGAAGCTCTTCCTCAAACTTTTCGCGCAGCTTGCCATAGGCGAGGTTTCTCTTGTACCACTGGGCAATGTCTTCCTTGCCCGCCATGTACATGCCGTGCCCGTAGACCTGATTGCCCTCGCCCGTCCCGACCTTTGACATATCAAAACGGTCAAACTGATACGGGCTACCATGGTAAGCGCGGATGCCGCTGGGCGTGATCTCAGGCCCCGTGCCCATGACCAGCTTCAGGGCCTGCTCAACGATGTCCTTCTTGCCCGCCATCTAACTTACCCCGCAAGACCCGGCTTCGGCTTCTTCTTCCCCGGACCCTTCGGCGCAGGCTTCGGATCAGGCTTCAGCATTTGCTGCATCGCGATCTTCATCATGTCGCCTTGCTGCATTGCCTTCTCATGGTCCAACTGCAACGCATCACGCTGCAAGTTCACCAGCGCCAGCTTTTCACGGCTTTCGCGCTCTTCGGTGCGGTTCTGGCCGTCGATGGCCACATCCTTGTGCTCAACCTCAAGCTGCTTCTGCCTGACCTCAAGATCGGCGCGGTCGTTCTCCGCACTCATCATGGCGGCCTGCGCGTTCAGCATGTCCGCCGGGTCCTGCGGCTGGCCTTGCGGGCCCGTCTGGATTTCCTGCGCCAGCTTTTGCGCCTGAACCATGGTCAGGGCCACATCCGCCTCAGTCCGCTTGGTTTCATTAAGGATGCCCGTCTTGGTCTGCTCAATCTTCGCCATGGCCTCCATGGCCTGCGGAGACGGATTGCCCTGATCCTTCTTGACGAACTCATCCGGGTTGTAGCCGATGGTGCGGATGGCCTGACGGTTCACCGCCTCAAGATCAAACATGTCGGGAGCCCCAGCCGCCAACTGGATCAGCGCCACGGTCTTCATCATGCGCTGGGTGTGGCTCGCCGTGTTGGGGTCCGCCTGCGGGATGAGGTAATAGCTCTCCAGCGCCCTGAGGAACGTCTCCTGATCCCACGGATAGGCGGGAGCGTTGTTGCGCTGCCAGAAGCTCTCCGGGTTGTCCTTGAAGCATTCCTTCAGAAGCTGGAACTCCTCCGCCTGCGCGGCGTGGAGGCGCTTGTGCACGCTGTTGAGGACCTTGGTGGCCTGATCGATCATCGCCAGTGTGGTGCCCACAGGCGCATCCTGACGCCCCTCTCCAACCGCTAGTTCAGCCGTACCGCCAACGCGCTGGCCGTACTGGGAGATGTTCTCGGACATCTGCATCAAGGCAGACGAAGGCTCCTTGTACGGGAGCGGCATGATGGCATCGCTGATCTTCATGCCATTGGTCTTGACGGTCGCAGAGCCGCCGGGAGGTACGCGGAAGATGTTGCTGTTCTGGCGCGCACCCTGCTCCGCGATGAGGAAGCCGGGGAAGGCAGCGAACATGCCAGCGTCCAGCAGTTCCCGCCATGTGGCCGTCAGGGCGTTGGTCGTGTTGCCCAAGATGTGCAGAAGGCCAATATCGTAGAAGCCCAGACCGGGCACGAACGGATACTTGATGAATACTTTGCGCGCGGTCGGGAGCCTGTCTTCCTGCTTGTAATTGCGCACAACACTGAGGATTTGACGGCTGGATACATCGATGGTTACGCGATACGGGACCTCAAGACCAGACGGCTTGCCCTTCCACTTGTGCTCAAAGCCCTTGATGTCAAGCTCGCAGTAGCACTCATAGATTTCCCGGTCGCGGTCCTCATGGTTCACGACCGTGCTGGACACGCCCTGCTGTGCGTTCTTCTCTTCCTTGGCGGCACTGAGCGACGGCTCCATGGCCTCAGAGAGCGGGATGTCCAGATAAGCCCCGATGATCTGCATCCGCTTCACGACGGACGGGCGCATCATGATGCGATGGGTGATGCGCTTGGCGTTCTCCAGATCGGTCGCCTGATTGTTAACGATCAAGTCTTCGGCATCAATGCTTTCGGATACCGGGCGGTTGCGCAGCGGGCAGTGGTAGACCTTCTTGAAGCCATCGCCGCCAAAGCCGACCATGAACAGCATACGGTCGGTGTCTGGGTAATACTCGGACGCCGTGACCGTCAGGTAGTGGTTCATGTCCTTCTCAAGGGCGCTGGCAAGGCTATCAAGCTCAACGCCTGAGTTGTTGCTGTCATCCCTGATCTTGATCGGGCCGTCCGTGGGCAAAAGTTCAGAGCGCGCATTGGCCTGAAAACGCAATACAGCCTCAAGCAAAAGCGGATGGCGAACCTTGCTCATGCCTTCAACGGGTGCGCCATCGCTGGAGCCCTGCACACCGGGAAGCTCAATCTTCAGGCCAAGAAGCTTCAGGCCCTGCGCGCGGTCCTCAAGCCAGTCGGATCGGCTGCTGATGTCGGCGTCGATGCCGCGCAAAAGCTCTTCAGCAATCCGCCCGGTTTCAATGTCATCGATGTCGCCCGCTATGTTATCATACCATCCGGCGGGTTCACTGTCGGCGGAGGCTCTGGAAATTGGACCTCCGTCAATACTGACGGTGACATCTCCGTTCGCGTGTTCGATACGGAGGACATTCCCTGCCTCGTCCAGTTCTGTCTCTGGACCGCCTTCGTCCGCGTCCACAACGACAATATCATCTAGGTTGATCTCCTCTTCCGCAGATGGAACAAGCCGGATATTCGGATTGAGGCCGGGAACCGCCATTGTTAATGCTTCCTTGCTTCGCCTGCGATGTTGGCGTCAAAGGCCTCCACGCGACGGATTGCTTCCATTGCAGCTTCTCTATCACTGTTCGCGTCGATGTTGAAGACGAATGGCGCGTCGATGCCCTCAGCGCGGGCCTCCACCGTGTAACTGCGGCCTGTCTGGCTAGTTATGTAAGCCTGCACGCGGAGCATATGTTAACGGGCCTCACACTGGGTAGAGAGGTTTATCGCCCGCATTACGGGCCAATGCAAGGCTTTGATCTGCGCTTTGCCTTGCTCTTCCGGCTTTGACACGCAACACTACAAAGCACCTTCCTGATGTTCCTAGTTGTAAACGCCGCGCCGCAGACCTCGCACGCCCTGTTAACGTCTGGCTTGCGAGAAAACCTTTTTACGCTTCTTGCTTTTGCCAGCGAAGATTTTGCGTTCTCTCTGTGCCAAGCTCTCCCCTCTGGGCTTTTGTGCCATCCAACTGTCAGATGGCGAATGGAGTTTAGTAGCTCCAAATGCTCAGGCGTTTTTGCGCGGGCCGACCTTTCCTCACTGTGCATTTGGAAATGCTCACGACTGCAAATGCACTCAAGATTATCAATCGCGTTGTTGGCGGGATTTCCGTCTTTGTGATGGACATGAAACCCTCTGGGTATTTCGCCATGAACGCTCCGCCAAACGTCCCGATGCAAAAACGATCCAGAGCAGGAAAAGTATCTGCGATGAGATGACTGTTTTGCGGCTGGATATCGCCTGTATGTCTTTCCGTTCCAGATTATTTCTTCACGGCATATTTCGGGATTTTTCTTAAAAACCATTGTGTCACTCCTTGATGCAGTGACACTAGCAAAAACTAAACTGGATACAAGGGTTCGTCGTTTTTGTTTCCGGTAAATACAAGACTATTTGACAACTCAGCAGTCCTCTCTGCACCACGCAAAAGCATACCAGTATTTCTGAGAAATCTTAACGCTTGAGTTGTGCTGTCAACGAGATCGTCGTTCTTCGCCTTCGGAAAGCTGGCGCACTCCGTGATGACCATGTCAGCCCATGAGAAGCTGTGCGGTGCAAACACCAGACCGTCCGCCAGAAGATGCTGCACGCTGTAAGCACGCGCGACCTTGTCCTGTCCCTTGGGATCGATCAACTGAAGGCCCCAGTCTTCATAGCCGTAAACGCGGCGGATTTCCTGAGCCACGCTGATGCCCGTGGCCTTGTTCTCCACCAGCATGTTATCGACCTTGAACTTGCGCGCGGTGGCGGCAATCTTCTCAACAAGCTCATGGAACTCAAGCTTGGCCCGCCATGCGTTCATTAACATGACGCGCGGAACCTCGTTGTCATCCTCAAAGACGCCCCAGACCGTCATGGCGGAATAGTCGTTCTCCTCCTTGGCGGTGTAAGCTGTGTCGATGGACGCCAGCACATAGCTCACTTGCGGGTAGTTCTCGCTCTCCCAGTCCTGCCACCAGTCGCGCTTCAGGATGCCGCCGCCCTTGGGCTCAGGACGTTGCTGCAACTGTCCAGCCGCCTGAAACGGTCCAAGCTGGCGCTCCAGACGGGACACCGACACTTCGTCATAGCGCTCCGGCGTTAACAGTTCGCCTTCCTCCGTGCGCGGATCAGACCAGTTGATGGCGTTGGGGTAGAGGACGGCAGCGCGGTCCGCCTCATAGCGCATGGGCAGCATGAGGTGCACCCAGTCATTCCCGGCGTCCGTGGAGAGGATGTGGCCCGTGAGGTCGCCCTCATGGAGCCGCTGCATGACAAGGATGACGGCACCCGTGCGCGGGTTGTTGAGGCGGGTGCTGAGGGAGTTGTCGAACCACTCCAGCGTGCTCTGGCGGACGGCCTCGCTCTCCGCTTCAATCGCGTTGTGCGGGTCATCGATGATGATGATGC